TCTAAACTAGGCAGATGATAATGGTTGCCTATCACATCTGTGGGCTTCCATGCCCTCTCGTAACCATAGTGATTCCATATCGGTCTTATTATTCTCTTACACAGATTATTTATGGTTTTACCACATCTGTGTCCTTGTTCTAATTGTTCTGCCTCTCTTGATAATCTGTGATAGTAGTCCGCATCTGATCCTGCAAACTCAAATATGGTTTGGTCCGCATCACCAACAAAATAATACTCTTTTGCTTTTGTTGCCATCTTGTCGAGAGCCTCTCTCTGTGGCACGTTACTATCCTGTGCCTCATCAACTATCAGTGCATCAATGTCTGGCTCCACAGCCTTGTCTATAAAATCCTGTATCATATCTGCGTAGTCACACACGTGATTATCTTTCTTGTATTGAAAGTATGGAAATGACATCTGTTCTATGGAGTTTAGATTATATGGTTTGTAAATCTGTTTATCACACGTCTTCCAATGTTCTTTTAATGTGTTGCCTTTGCCATGTGCATCTGCCAGGTATCTATAAAATTTGTGCTTGTCAGCATTAAATTCTGACTCTGTCACTCTCTGTAATTTAAATAGAGAGTCTATCGTTGTTAGATTCATGTGATCTGCATAACTAAACACCTCTTTACGTCCAACCAATCTGCTTTTGCAATACGAGTGTATCGTACAGATATTATACTTCATAGATTTTTTTGTAACACCTTGCATCTCTGGTAGTTTAAGTATCTCATCTCTTATCTCATCAGCTGCAACGTTTGTGTGTGATAGTATTACTATTCTGTTGTGTGGATATTTTTTTAATAACTCTGTGTATTTCTGTGTAATGAACATCGAGGTCTTACCTGTACCTGGTGGTCCTGATATGAATTTAGGCTGTTTCATCTGTCACCTCTTGATATTCACCCTCTACTATTAAATCCTCTTTGTCTATCTTTTGATTTACCATACGCCATGACACACAAGATTTTGTGCCATACTTGCCATGATTCTTTTTTGCTTTTAATATGTTCTGACATTTTATTACAAGGTCCACTCTTGCAAGATTTACTTTTTGTTTGTGTAGGTAGTCTTCAAACTTATCTAGATTAAATTCTAGTGTATTTTTTTGGACATTATAATATGGCATACCAAAGTATGCTAATTCTTTTTTATTTGTATATGCTTTCTCTTCTGCAATATAATTTTTAAAATGTTTTATAAATCTTAAATCTTCTTCCGCCTCTTCCACATAATTTGTAGATTTCTCTCTTGCCTCGTACTTTCTACGCATGATCTCTTCAAAGTCTGCGGCTTTCATTTCTGGTATCCATACAGAGGCTTTACTAATTACAGAGTCATAAAATAATTTTTTGTTTCGTAGTGTGGGACCGTCTACTGTGATTGTTTTTTCAACGGCCTCACCCTGCACCACAGCATTTATTTTTACAAAATATCTA